GGTGAACTAAAATATAATCAAGAGGTTCTGTGTACCTTCTTAGGTTCTGCACTCACTCTGGTGCGCTCAGATGTGATCGGGAGACTATCTCCTGCTAGGATCATATATAGTAAGGATGGTTTGGATGTGTATGATAAACCTATTAAGGACCATACATATTGTTTAGTTGCAGATACAGCTAAGGGCGTGGGTGGAGACTATTCAACGTTCTCTATCATAGACATCACAGAAGCACCATATAAACAAGTGGCAAAATATAGGGATAACCAGATTAGTCCTATGTTATTCCCATCGATCATATATAAAGTAGCTACAGAATATAACAGCGCATACGTATTATTAGAAGTTAACTCTTCTGAACAAGTAGGATCGATCCTATACTCTGAGATGGAGTATGAGAACATCCTATTTGTAAATAGAAATACAGACGGACAAGTAGTATCAGGAGGCTTTGGTGGTGGTAAAACCCAGCTTGGAGTCAATACTGATAAGAAAGTAAAGCGGATTGGTTGTATGAACTTCAAGGCCTTAATAGAAGAGTCTAGACTCTTGGTACAAGACATTGATACTATACAAGAGATATCCACCTTCATCGAGAACAATAAAGGCTCATATGAGGCTGATGAAGGGTATCATGATGACTTGGTTATGACACTGGTGTTATTTGGATGGTTGACAACAAACCCATACTTTAAAGACCTTAATAATATTAATATTAGGCAATTAATGTATGAAAATCGTATTAAAGCTATTGAAGATGAGCTAACCCCATTTGGATTCTATGATGATGGGCAAAATGGCCGGGACGAACAGGTCCTATTGAATTTTTAGAAACTATAAATATAGGTATAGAGGTGACTCTAGACTTATATCATAAAAACACATAATTTAAGGAGAAACAAAAAATGCCGTTCCAATTATCTCCAGGAGTTGCGGTAGTAGAGAAAGATTTTTCGAGCATCATCCCTGCGGTGGCAACATCTGCTGGTGGTTTTGCTGGTACATTTGTATGGGGTCCAGTAAATGAACCTGTAACAATTTCATCTGAAACAACATTGGTTCAAAGATTTGGTAAACCAACAGATACGACAGCACAATCATTCTTCACTGCAGCAAATTTCCTTGCATATACAAACAACCTATTAACAGTACGTGTAGATACAGATAGCTATAATTCTACAGCTTCTGGTGCTACAGGTGCTACTAAGATTAAAAATGAAGATGATTACACTACTAATTTTTCTACTGGACAAGGTACAGTTGGAGAATGGGCAGGTAAGTATCCAGGTGCTTTAGGTAACTCAATTGTCGTTGAAATGGCAGATGCTGATACATATGACGCTTGGGATTATAAAGACAACTTTAATGGTGCTCCAGGTACTTCAGCTTATGCTGAAGCTGCTCAGCTTACAAATCCAGCACTCGCAGTTAAAGATGAACTGCATATCATTATTATCGATAAAGATGGTAAATGGACAGGTGTTGCTGGAGGAGTATTAGAGAAATTTGCTGGTGTATCTAAATCTTCAGACGCTAAACAAGCTGATGGTACAAACAACTACTATAAAGATGTGATAAATTCACAATCTAAATATGTATGGTGGATGGATCATACTACTGCAGTTGAAGTTTCTGGTACTGCTTGGGGTACAGCGGTTACAGACGGCACAGTATACAAAGCATTATCAGATGCATTAAGTAAGCCTTTAAAAGGCGGTGTTACTGATGAAACAGCTACAGATGGTAAAATCATCGATGGCTACATGTTATTTGCAAATGCTGAACAATATGACATCTCATTATTACCATTAGGTAAAGTAAACCCTGCTGTTGCTATAGCGGTGATTAATGATGTTGCAGAAACACGAGCAGACTGTGTGGTATTCGTATCTCCAGTTAATAAAGGTTCAGGTGATATCATCATCGGTTCAGCTGATTCAAACATTACTGAGATCACACAATTCCGTGATGAGTTACCAAGCTCTTCATATGCTGTGTTAGATTCTGGTTACAAATATCAATATGATAGATACAACGACAAATATAGATGGGTCCCACTCAATGGTGATACAGCTGGTCTTTGTGCACGTACAGATTACACAAATGATCCATGGTGGTCACCAAGTGGTTTAAATCGTGGTCAAGTTAAGAACGTTGTTAAGCTTGCTACTAATCCAGACAAGACACAAAGAGACACACTGTACAAAAAAGGTGTTAACCCAGTAGTTAACTTCCCTGGTCAAGGTACAGTTCTCTTCGGTGACAAGACACTTCTTTCAAGACCAAGTGCATTTGATCGTATCAACGTACGTAGATTATTCATCGTACTTGAAAAAGCAATCGCAACAGCTGCTAAGTATCAACTATTTGAGTTCAATGATTCATTCACAAGAGCTCAATTCAAGAACTTAGTAGAACCGTTCTTAAGAGATGTACAAGGTCGTCGTGGAGTTACTGACTTCAGAGTTAAGTGCGATGACACAAATAATACTGGCGAAGTTATCGACCGCAATGAGTTTGTTGCCGATATCTTTATTAAACCTAATCGCTCCATCAACTTCATTACTTTAACTTTTGTTGCAGCAAGATCATCAGTTAACTTCACTGAAATCGGTGCATAGCATATAAATAACAATAGGAAAATAAAGGAATAAACTATGGCAAATATTAGCGATTTTAAAGCCCAACTGATTGGTGGCGGAGCTCGCCCGAATCAGTTTAGAGTGGAACTAACCTTCCCAACATATGTTACAGGTGGAACTTTTGCAGGTATACAAGGACAGTTTTTGTGTAAATCGGCTCAACTACCACAATCAACTGTAGAAAACATGCCTGTGCAATATAGAGGACGTGCTGTTAACTTTGCAGGTGAAAGAACTTTTGCACCATGGACTGTAGCTATCTACAATGATACATCTTTCAGTATCAGAAATGCTATGGAAAAATGGTCAGATGGCGTGCAAAACCACAGTCAAACAAATGGTCGTACAAACCCACGTGATTACCAAGTAGACTTGAGCGTGTATCAATTAGACCGTAACGGAGCTATCGTTAAGGCTTATAAGTTCCATGATGCATACCCAACAAACATTGGTGCGATCGCAGTTGACTACGATACAGTAAACCAAATGGAAATTTTTGACGTTGAATTTACTTACAACTATTGGACATCAAACACAAGTACAGCAGGTTCCAACTTTAGTGTTAACGTTGCTGTTAATACTCCGCTTGGTACATTACCAGTTCCACTTGGTTAATCCAAGTTACCGGTAATTAATATTATAGGGATTATATAATGGAAATCTTTGGTTTCGAGATAGCAAAGAAAAAAGTCAAACGTGCGCAGGGAACAGAAGTTGTAACACCTGCGCCGGATGACGGCTCTACGGTAATATCTACACTTGGAGCTGCAGCAGCCTATTATGGCATGACTGTAGACCTTGAAGGTGTTATCAAGAATGAGAATGATTTAATCCGCCGATACAGAGAGATATCTCAGTACGGTGATTGTGACAATGCTGTAGAGGACATCGTTAACGAAGCTATCGTTGCTAATAGCAATGAACAGCCAATTGAGATCGTATTGGACGACGTTAAGCTTTCAAGTTCTGTAAAGAAAATGATAGTAGATGAGTTTAATGAAATCCTTAAGCTGTATAGGTTTGGCACAAAGGGTCATGATATATTTAGGTCATGGTATGTTGATGGTAGATTATACTATCACATCCTTATTGACAACGAGAATATTAAGAATGGTATTCAAGAACTACGTTATATTGATCCAAGAAAGATCAGACGTATTAAGAATGTCAAAAAAGGTAAGAACGATAAAGGTATCGACGTCGTTGTAGGTATAGAAGAGTTCTACATCTATAATGATAAGGGTATCAACGAGAATACAAGTCAGGGCGTTAAGTTATCGATTGATTCGGTAATCTACTGTCCTTCAGGCTTGATCGATCAGAACTCTAACTCTATGTTAGGGTATCTACATAAAGCGATCAAACCCGTTAACCAATTGAAGATGATCGAAGATGCTTTAGTAATCTACAGAGTATCGCGAGCACCTGAAAGAAGAATATTTTACATTGATGTAGGTAACTTGCCTAAGCTTAAAGCTGAGCAATACGTCAATGATATCATGAATAAGTATAGAAATAAAGTTGTCTACGATGCAGCCACTGGCGAGATCAGAGACGACCGTAAACACCTCTCTATGATGGAAGACTTTTGGATGCCTCGACGAGAAGGTGGCAAGGGTACGGAGATCACAACACTTGCTGGCGGTCAGAACTTAGGTCAGATCGAAGACATACAATATTTCCAAAACAAGTTATATCAATGCTTGAACGTACCTGTATCAAGGATGAAAGCCGATCAAGGCTTCAGTCTTGGTAGATCTAATGAGATAACAAGAGATGAAGTCAAGTTCAATAAGTTCATTGAACGTATTAGACGTAAGTTCTCAGTGTTATTTGCTGAAGCTCTAAGAGTACAGTTGATTGCTAAGAACATCATTAGACCAGATGAGTGGGACCTAATCGTACATGATATACGATTTGACTTCCAAGAAGATAACCACTTTGCTGAGTTAAAAGAATCTGAGATCTTATCTAATAGGATCAACGTACTAAACCAGATGCAACCATATATTGGTACATTTTATAGTATAGAGTACGTAAAGAGAAACGTTCTCAAGCAATCAGAAGAAGAGATTGAAGAGATACAAAAACAAATGGATGCAGAGCAAGAGCAGATGCAAGCCATG